CGATACTGCTGAGGATGCGAGGTCTCAAAATACCTGCTGAGTGTCGGAGACTCTTTCGGAATCGCCAGCGCGCCAGTAACTTTCTCAAAATTAAAGTACCGAAAATCCGCCATGTTAAACTTAGCTTTAGACGGATCAATAGGATAGTTAAGAAACTGACAAGAAAAATGGTACGAACCTAGACGCTTCTTCCACCTGAGTAGCTTCTCTTTCGTGAATGCCTCTGGAAATATAGGGTTCCCAAAGGGATGGAGACTACAACACCCACCCAAAGCAGAGTGAGTAGTCCAGCTAAAATAAGGTTCTTCTTGTCGAATGTGTGAGTTAAGATCATCGTGGGACCACCTGTTTCCAACAACTATCTCGTCGAAATCTCTTCCTGGGTTATCTGGGTCTGAGTCAGTCGCACCCACAAGAATCTGGTGATAATCAATTGTATCAGCCATGACGACTGTAGATTTACGCGCCTCGCGGCCAACCAAATCATCCTGTACAACGACGTTGTAATGCCGTGATTGAAGCGCGGCTCCCACACCGATAAGATCAAATGTACCTTCTCCTTGACCGCGACCAGTGGAAGTTCTTCTTTGATGTAAGGATTCATTTGTCCACGTCTCCTTTGATGTAGGCATTATTTCAGGAAAAAGATGATTGAAGAATGAATTATTTTCGTAGTGGTTCGAGATTCTACTACCCAACTTGATTGCGTTGGTAATGGTCTCACTGACCAACAGGATGCGTATATCCTGACTGTGGGTTCTGTGCATCCACTCAATGTAGAGATCAGTGTAGCCAACACTTGTGAAGAAATCTTCTTCCCGTTTGCCAAAAGGTAATGCTCTCCAAATCGGAAAGCACTCGCTGTAGACTGTGGAATTGTGAGTTGGAACATATGCTTCTCCTGCTAGATACAACTGCGTTTTTGAAGCTACGGAAATACACTTTACTTTAACTGCTACAGGAGATAACTTCTGAATGTTAGTAATAAATCTAAAGTCATCTCGTTTTCTATTCCTGCATCTGTCTTGCTTTCGAGGCAAGTAAAAAGGAACTCTCGAATTTGGATAGAATGTCAAAACATACGCAAGTTTCTTTATGTTGCCATCTTCTTTCTTGCCAATATAAGATTGATACTGACTGATAACACTTGGTTTCATTCCAAGAGAAGCGATTAGAGTGCGGATGTTTTCCATCAATTCCAAATTAGTATTTGTAAAAGAGCACTGACCTTCTTTTGATACAGAACCATCTGTATCCATCAAACCACAAAGAAGATCCCAACGCTGTTCTTCTGCCCCTTGGAGATAAATAGAAGGAATGTGCTTGTCATTCGTTACACCAAGTTTATTAAGCTCAGTGCAGAAGTTACCGACAAAACCATACCTATACTTAGCTGCTTGAATTGTGACCTTAATCCCAACCTCTCGAAGCACTGAGATTATATCAGGATCAGCACAAGTAAAAGAGGCGTTCGCAGAAGTTCCATCTCCAAGCCAGCATCCTAAAGCGTATGGATGAATAACTAAAAGTTTCTCACTATATTGAACAGGTTTAGCTACTGCAATCCTATACCTATGTTCATAGTGAGTAACTCCTGTAAGTGCGTCAATACGCTCGGCTTTGATATAAGTACCATACATCTCTTCAGTCGTGAGAACAGAATCTCCATGATAGTACGTCTCATTCGCCAGTCTGACAGTATCATCCACTGTCCAGAGATGACCAGCATCACAAATAAGCTGATCTCCAGTGGAGAAGGTTATCCCATAACTATCAGCACTATCTTCGATCTCACTCTCACCAGTAACTTCGACTGGCTCGCCACTCTCACCAAATACATAATCTCCAACATGGATTTCGTACATCCTCTTAAAACCTGTTGGAGTAGGAATCCTAGTCTCTATACTCAAAGCCTTGAAATGGTCACGGGGAATTTCGATTCCTTCTTTGAGGCCGTCTTTCATTACTGTAAGGCACATCTGATAATGCAAGTTTGAGGCTTTGTCAGGATTCTTGGAAAAGCGATTCTTGCCCATTACAACAGTGCTGAAGTAGTACAAGTCCATCAAAGAATTAGCGCGATAAACCTGTTTCTTCTCCGCCGGCGTTTTGCATAAGTCTGTAGGAATAAGATTATAACCCAGAACGGTAGAACGAGGTACGAAAGTATCCCCGGTCTCTCCTACTTCGAGAGTCCGGAGTACATCTCGTACCTTCTGTTCTATCTCGCGCTGGCTCAAGAAAACTCCTATACCGCAGACGGCGTCACAGTGGTTGCAATGATCTCTGCTACTTCCTCAGCAAGACCGTTGATAATCGTGGAGGCAGGAATGAACAAAGGTTTCTTCAAGCATTGAACCTGAAGCGTCTTTGTCGCAGGATCGTAGTGATAGGTGAAAACGAACGAGCCATGAACAACTGTCACAGTCTCGTTCGCTGTCGCAGCAACATCTTGGCCAATGTCTACTTTGATCTTAGCAACCAAAGCATCAAACATTGGTTCAGAGACGTTGGTGAATGTTTGCATTTGAAGAGCCATGTATTTCTCCTTAGAGCAGTGCGCCAGTGGAAACCTGAGTTTTGACAGAAGTCACCGTTGGTGTAGACGTTGTCGAGGTGGTACTTGATGGAATTTGGTTAAGCAATGCAACGATACTGTTAATGATCGCTGTCTGTTGAGCTGTTTCGATTGTAGTACCTGTTGCGGTTTCATAAGCAGTGAAAACTGCTTGCGCATCAGCAGTAACAAGTGCAAGTTTCTGTGCCCCAGAGCCACTCTGTACATTTGCCGCCGCTGCAAGAGCTTCGGCTTTTGTGACCGAAGCGGCGATACCAACAAGCAACGGTGCAAGAGCAGGATCAACAATTGCTGCCACATTGAGACCATCAGTAATGGTACTATCGACAACAGGATTCGTAAAAAACTTCTTCAAATCCGCCGGTACTGCCTCAAGCCATGTGATAAATTTGTTTGCCATTCGTTACTCCTTAGTCAATGTTGGTTGTCATACACTCTACCCAGTACATCCACTCGAAGCACTGAGGACCGAAGATTGGACTGAACACATCCCTCATAGAGACAGCACCTTTTCATCATAAGCATCCCAATTTACACCAAGTTCATCAGAAAGTTGACGCTCAATTTTAGTAGCAAACTGATGCTCTTTCTGATAAGGTGCATCTGGAGAATCTCCAGGCTCATCCTCATTTCCTTCTAAACGTAACTTTTCAAAAGCTATATCAAAAGCAGTAATATCTTCTTCTCTAATCCCACGCTTACGACAGAGATAAGCCTCGATAAGCTCGTGTATCGCTACGAGAAACTCATAATCCTCGTTTCCCATATCTGACACACGTACCTGCATATCTTCTTCACCAAGTATAAAATTATCCTTAGTATAGAAATAATCACCTACCGTCTCATAGCGATGCCTCTCGTGAGGAATTGTCTGAATGAAAATGTTTTTTATCCTCATACTAGTTCACCGTCCCATCTGTAGGCAGCGAATCTAGTAACTCCGCGTCAGATTCAAGTTGTGCCAACGCTTCTTCTTGATCAACGGCGCTAAGAGTGTGCGAGTTCGAGAACTCCTTGTTCGCCAGTACCGCAGCAAAAGTATGTTCTCCATGTGTCGGCGGCGCTGCGCTACGAATAGCATTGATGATACTTCGTGACGCTTCATCCGCCTTCTCAAAATCAAACATATCCACAGGTTTGACTTCGGTCTTAGATATTTTGGCGAACTGACCCTCGCGATCAAGGATGTCTTGAGCCAAAGCAACTTTGTGCTTACGCTCTGCTAGAGTGGTTCCTTGCGACTGGATTTCATTCGCCAAAACTTGGAGCGCCGCGGGAAGCATCTGAGTGAGCATCTCGCGGCGCTGAGATTTGATCATGTCTAGATTTGAGTCCATGTCTACGATAATGCCGTGGGTAATTTTAATACGTGCATTAAGATAGTCTGAAGATTTCTTAATATAACGTAAGCGTGGGACAGAAACACAGAGCATCGAAGCTATAGCACCTTCGCCAAAACCAGCGGCTTCTAAACGTACAATCTTCTCTAAACGCTGTAACTTTTTGAAAGCGTTTTTCAGTGCTGGCTTGGAACCAAGACGTCCGCTCTTTGGATTGATTGAGCCACCATAGTGAAGATGTCCGAAATTTGCTGAGGTCGTCATTAAAAATCGTCCCTTTGTGGTCCTGTGCGCGGTGCTGTGAGATTATACCGCTCAAAATGTGCATACAGCGCACGCCGCAAAGGACTAGGATCACCTTGCCACTGGCGTTCAGTCTCAGCTACTGCCTCGCGCATCCTCTCAGATCGCCGAGGCTCACACTCGCAGTCTTCAATCTCAGACTTCTTATGCGTACATGTGTTCATGCTTCAAGTCTACCACGTCTGCAACGGCGCCGTCAAGTGTATGCGGGCTATTTCACAGCCAAAAAATGCACCCGCGCACATTTTTCGGCACATACAGCCTTTGCGTGGACACGTGTGATCACTTCTAGCACATACATAAGCATCTGCTACAAGTTTTACAAATTCTACTACGATCTTACTCGTTCTGAAATTTCTAAAAAATTTAGTAGAGACGTCCCCCCCGTTTTATGCGCGAAAAAGATTTTTTTGAGGCGGAGGTGCATATGTTTACTATTTAATCAATAGTTATTAAATAGTTAATGACGAGAGAGTTAGTGATGTAGGAGTTAATAACATAGGAGTTAGTAACATGAGAGTTAGTAGTAAGAGAGTAACTTGTGTTTACTAGAGAGTAAACACTATAGATAGTGTGAAAACGAATATAGTTTAGTATTAAACTATCATTGACTCCCCTGATAGCATAAGACTAGTCTTAAGTCATGGGGGAGATGCATAAGCATCGTTCCCATCGGCCTAGGCCACGGTACCATTAGGTTATACTTTGACAATCGAAAGACAAGCACAGTAGAGGCGAATACGTGTAACGCGTATGTGTGGTGACACTCGGCACTCTGAGACTGTGCTCACAGTGTAGTATGCTGTGAAGAGTATAGTTTCACGGCCATAATGACTCTAGTATTCTAGACAATGCTAGAAGATAAGATGCAAGCGGCCAACTTATCCTATACTCTTCACAGCGTATTGACGCTGTAAACGGAGAAAACAAACATGAGTAACGAACAGAATGTATCTGAGTTGAAGTCAGTGAAGGTTACGGACTCCAAAGTGACGCCGGTAAACGGCGCCGTTGAATTTAACCCGTTGTCAGTGTTGAACGAACGTCAACGCATTGCCCTTGCCGCAAAGTGGGGAGCATTGAAGCAAGCGGAACGTGACGCATATGTGGAGTTTAGCTCTACCGGCGTCACAGATAGTGCTACGCTGTATGTTATCGCTTCAATCCTCACCGAAGCGAACAACAAGATTTTCTCAGACTCACGCGGCGAGTATCTGGGAATCATGCAACAGTGGTATCAGAGTTTGACTAGCGCCGAGCACTCCATCAAAACGTACGGTGAAGCTGAACTTCAGAAGTTGGCCGATAAGACCACTGGCGCACAGCAACTTACTTTGTTGAGTGCCTTGAAAGCAAAGCTGCTGGCCAATCGAACATTCCTGCCCGAGCCGGTAGAAAAAAGTTTCCGCGCCCTGTGCCGGCAGTTTGGGTTTGACCTAAATATGGTCAAGTGACAGCACATGCGCAGAGTGTGTGCTGAAACATATGCAGAATGAGTACAGGGAGAAATCCCTGTGCTTATTCTGTAGCGTAGGTGCATGTACTCTCTCTCTCTGCACACTCTGTTCTCTCTCTCATACTACAATGTATGAGGGGTCATCGACTAGGCCTCTCGAACCTTTGAAATGTGCAACATAGGAGGGGTAGCTAGTGTAGGGGTGGAAATTTTGACACGCGATGGCTGAAAAGGTGCCTTTGCGAAATGCGTTTTTGCGCAAATTCGTTTAAGAAGTTTTTCTCTTAGTAAAAAAAAAAAAAAAAAAAAAAAAAAATAATAATATACTAAGAAAGAGAACAAGAACAGAAAAGAGAACAAGTAAAGCTTTCTCTCTCCAAGTGTGAAATGCGAAAGCGGCGACGCAACCGAAAAAGGCCGCGCATCGAATGTCAAAAATTCCGCCCCATGATTAGGTAGGGGTCATAAGTCGATGATTTGATGAGACTTAGCTGGGAAGCCATCGACCCCCCATGCTTTCTAGCAGCTTGACAAGCATCACTCTCGAAGCGTATACTTATGAGAGTGAAGGAGCTAGGTCAAATGATAGATCGCGCCACATTACCAGAGTATCAAGAGTATGTACAAATGCTTTTGATATATAAACAAGCGAAAAAGGATTACCCGATTTTTGTATCACAGTATGGTTGGATGAAAAACTCTGAGAATCCACTAGAACGTGCTAGGTGGTATGATGAGAAAGAAAAGAATACACGGATTAATAAGCTCTATTACGCTGTGAGAGCGAAGTATAAAGACGCCGCAGCCAGAGCAGAGTTTGCAGCAAGAAAGATTGATCTCTCAGTTGTGGATATAGCTGAGATTGCAGGAATTGAGATTCCTGTAAAAATGTGTGATATTGTCAAGAGTGAGCGTAAAGTCTCTGACAATAGCACGCATTTGCTTAATCCTGAAGTCAGGAGAACTCTCAGAGAGATTGCTATTCGTGATGGTTTAGAGATTAAACCTGAGTGGATGGAGACTCCAGAAGAACTCGCGCAAGCATCAGAGAGCGAGTCTATCTCTAGTCCTAACATATCTTCAGAAGCTGAAGCTGAGTCTGAGTTTGACAACGGATTTGACAAGCTGTAGGCACATGCGTACATGCGTACATGCCCAAAGGAGCTATTCAAATGAATGACATTGTAATCTTTGCTATGCTAGGATTGAGCGTTCTTACACTCATTCTTGTATTGCTCATATGGAATTATGAGCAAGCGAAGAAAGCGGCAGCTCAAGAACGCGCTTATTATCGTGAAGCTGTCAGACGAGTTGAAGCTGGCAGAAAGCTCAATGAGAACTCTCACGGTGATGGATTTGAGTACAGAGATTAACAACCAACAACAGAAAGGAGTATATCATGCGTATTAGTAAACGTGGTATAGGATGTTTAGGATGTTTGGGATTCTCTATTTTATTCTGGTTTATCCTATATCACGTTGTGAAATGGATATGGATTGCTGTTGTTAGATAAGTTGGCAGACCTTGCTCTGCCATAGCCGCTCAGGTCAAAAACGAAGTCAGCATCAGGCTGATACTGGTACGCGCCGATGGGATACCATCTACCAGTGGGGCGGCATACCGCGTGGCATGGAACGCAGCAAGGCTAAGCGCAGAAAAGGAGAATCCAACAAATGTTCTCAGATGAATGGTATCTCAAGCATGAGAAACTCATCTATCGTGCAGGCTTCACAGTTATACTTCTAGCTGTGTATATGCTTATAGCATGGTAGCACCCACGTAGTACATTCTATCTCAACATTTTCATTGGCGCCGCAGGTGCCACCGGAGGCAAGACACATGAGAAGTACACAGATTCACAATATCGACGTAAAGGAACTTGAAGCTACGTGGATATGCGCTGACAATACTCCAAGAGTGGACGTGCCGCGAATGAAGAAAAGCATACGTAGTATAAGTGCTCACGATAAACAATCGAATATCGTGAATAACGCTAAGCGTTACCGTGCTGCTAGAAAAACAAAGTTGGCGGCGCAAGTAGTGTAGCTACAGGAGAACTTCGGTTCTCCAGAGCACATCCAGGCTGTTATAACAAGTGGCCGTAAGTCTCTTCTTCGCGAGCTGTTATAGCGACCCCCACGTGGATGTGCTCTGGAGAGCTAAAGGCTCTAAAAAGGAGAATCCGAAAATGCCAACATTACCAAAACTCGCATCACTGAAACCAGAGGATAATGAGCTGGAAGCTATGCTCATTCTCTTACTCAAGGTAGCCTATAACATTTCCGGCGCGGATATTGAGCACGTTCGTCAATTTGGCATGGGCATGTTCTACGAAGGTTGTGTTACAGGTGCTCAGGCATATGTGGAAGCACTTCGAACCGAAGTAGAACTCCGTAAAAGTCACTTCAATGCCGTCTGCGAGGTCGATTAATTAGCTTGAAAAACCTTCAAAAGATGCGCTAAATAGCTTGAAAATCAGCATCTTAGCTCTTGACAATCGACGCCGAGAGGTGTATCATTTGAGAATGGGAGAACATAACATGACAGATGCAGCAATCGCAGCGAATGTGCCAGATTCCACATTTCCTCAGCAAATTGAGGTTACATTCATACTCAGACTCACCGTGGACGATCAGTTTGATCGTGATTACTGGCTTGAGACAGGAACAGATAAGGTAACTTTGGATGCGATTGCCGATGTTACTGATATTCTACTCGACAATCTTAATCCAGCTCTTGAAACTGTGAACGGTCTTACCTATGAGCAGATCAAGCAAGCTATGGCAGACCGTGAAGTCTAACACAGCAAGTGAGATGCGCATACTTTATCACGCATATTCTCACACACACACAGATGTGAGGTGTATTCTTTAGAACAGAGTTTGAAGAGACTCTTGGGCAGTAGAATAAGCTATTAACTAGATCATTTCTACTAGGCCATTCTCCTCTCTTCCACTCTGTTCTAAAGAGTACATGAGCCAAGGCTCTACTCTAACTCTCCTTTAATGGAGAATATGTTCTACCAAAGGAGCACTACAAATGGCAGATGTAAACGTAACGGAGCAGGCGGGTGTGCTGACTCAGGAAAAGCTCACCTATCGCAAGTTTGTCAAGCTCGGAACCGATGCCGACGGCAAGACTACCATCGAGAAGAAGGCTGTAAAATCTGAGTCCGACAAGAAGGAGCCGGAAAAGCTGGAGGACGGCACTGCTAATCCTCACGCTGGCGTGGCTGTTTCGTGGACTGGGCCTGCTAGGGAAGGTTTTACACTTTTCAACGAGAACGAGTTTATCCGTTATCAGGTCAAGTCTTGGACTGGTGCGGAGACGCTAGTTCCTGATGAAGCTCAGCGTGTCTACATCTTCCAGTACGGCCTCAATGCAATTCAAACAGCTCGCGCTATTGGCTACATGGATGAGATCAAGGAAGAAGCCGGCGAGCCGACTCCTGTACATGACGGCGAGACTATTGATCTCATTACTGCTATCAATGAGCCGCCCACTCGGAAGTCTACCTCTGACATTGACAAGCTCATCAAGCAACTCAATGCTATGGGTGTTCCGGCTGACAAACAGGCGGATTTCTTGGCGCTGTTGCTGGCTTCACAGACTGAAGCTACGACTGAAGCTGCTGAGTAAGAACAGGGTTGTAGCATTTTGCTGACAAGGTTACAATTCAGCATACGGAGTATGTGTAGGGGACGCATACTCCGTAGTTTTTTTAATTGCTGTACTCACAATGGTTCCATAGACAAGCCTTTTCGGTGGCGGAACTATAAGTAAACGTAGCGATACTACGTTGAAACTAATTGTCTACTCGGCCATTACTATGGCCACAAGAAGAGTGGGTACAGCTAAGGTACTGAGGGGCTGTATTAAACCAGACATATCATTCTGACCCACTCTTCACAATTCTATCACCACTCACATTCTTAGCAGCGTCGCTGCGGGAAGATCACAGGGTACGTGTATGTATGTGTACTACGAATACCACAAAGACACCTCTGACAAAATTGTGCTCGCAGAGCTAGTTCTTTCTTCTTGGGGAAATGGCAAACTCGCAATTAACTTCAACAGCGCAACAGAGAAGATGATTTTTGAGATTTGTAAGCTCTCTCTCAAGCATGCGCCTGTAGCACAGAGAAGTTTTGATCCAGCTACAAATGTCTGGAGCTACTTTGACGAATGGGGCAAGTTTACGCTTGAGCGTTTAGTCGCTGTCACAGATGCCATCACACAAAGAGTCACACTCATTGAGGTTCAAGATCTAGCAGCGCAAGCTGTGAACAAACGGATTAGTCTTTCTGCCAAACATGTGCGACCGGAAGATTTCTTCTACAACTACGGCAAGCCCGTAGCACAAGCTACGATGACGAAAGAAACCGTAGCACAAAGGCTCAAGCAGCTTATGGGCGAGACGTTGGATAAATCCTCCTATCGCCGCGCTGCATTGAAGTATCATCCTGACAGAAATAACGGCGATGGTACTAAGATGAGTGAGCTTAACATGCTTTGGAGTGTGTACAATGCTTAGCAAAATTTATCATTGGTTCAAGCGTCGTCGTAAAGAATGGCGTTATGCTAAGATGTATGACGCACTTTGGTTAACGCGCGTTAAAATTGTATGGCGAAACAGAAAGAAGTAGGAGAATCAGCAATGGGCTTTCAAATCCAAAACCCTAAAAACGCCGTGGACGCCAAGCGAGCAGCTATCGAAGCTCTCAAAGCATCCACAGCTCCAGCAGGGACGAATCCTAGTGCAATCGTGCGCTATATTCCACCCGGCGAGTGCCCAGACCGAAACAGAATTGTATTTGATGATTCTGGTTCTATGGGCGGTTACATTTATGATGCAAAACTTGGAATGATTGAGTATCTGCGGAATTGTATTCCCAATCAAACTTCCGTGGCGATTCATTTTATGAACTCTACAGCGTGTGATACACAGCTTGAGAGTAATTTGCTAAAGCTCGCTACGGATATTCGTGAGATAAATCTACGGAGTGGTGGAACACCGTTTTTTAACACTCTCAAGAAAGCTCTTGAAGCTACGCCCACGCTGACTCGGCTAATCGCTTTTACTGACGGCTCGCCGACGGACGCTCTAGCGGCAGACTATGGAGAAGAATTAGATACTTATTATGGTTCTAATTCCAATCCGTGGATTCACTCTGCTGACGTTATCATTAAGATTGCCAAAGCTACAGGTTCTGGTATCCCGATTGATACTGTATACTTTGGTGTAGGAGCAGAGTATGAGCGCAAGGAAATTGAGCTTCTGAAATATCTCTCTTCCAAAACCGGAGGCTATTTTCTGCACTTCGATCCTGCGAAGGTAAACTTCGCGCAAGCGTTCAAGTATCTCGCGCCGTGCAATCGTTTGATGCTGGCGTCTGCTAGCTTCAGAGCGCAAGTAGAAAGTGGGGCACAAAAATGAGAATGCGTGAGTTTGAGTCAAGGCTCAAGAAACTAACTACTGTAACTATTCTCACCTACGGCAGAAAGCCTGTAGGAAAAGGTTTTGAATTCCACCAACTCTACGTGCATACTGGTCCAGGTGTCTGTCATTTGGAACTTGGATCGGATTGCATGGAGAATCAGTTAGCGTATTTCCAGAAACTCTGCAAGAAGGAGTCATAAATGCTTCCTTCTGAAGCCGCGCAAAAACAATCTGAACGTCTAGCACAATACAGCCCGCTCATCCAGCATCAAGTCACGACGCTGACGAGAAAGCTTTTTGTGCTAGGCTTCAGCGCGCTCTTCTCCCGTATGGTAGAGGGTCCGGTGGTTCGTATCTTCTACTTCAAACCTCTCGGTGAGCCTAAATTCTCCAGCATCCTCAACAAAGAAGAAGAGTTTGCTGGCTCTCTTGCTGTAGAGTCCGTTCGTGTAGAACGTGCTCTCGGCGAAGTTGCTATTTCTGTTCCACGTGCAGACCGTCAAACCATACAGTTTGATGCTTGCTTGCATAAAATGATGACCTCGGAACTTACTCGTGGAATGGCGCTGCCTCTGTTACTAGGTCAATCCACTATCGGAGAACACCTTTATGCTGATCTTGCTCAGCAGCCGCATTTACTGGTCGCGGGAGCTACTAACTCAGGGAAAAGCGTATTTACCGCACAGCTTATTTGCTCGCTTTCTCTGTTTCGTTCTCCGGAAGAGCTTGAGTTTATCCTTGTGGATACTAAGAATCTTGATCTCGTATTATTCAAGGGACTTGAGCATGTTAAATACGTACTCAACAACATCTCTGATCTCAGAGCCGCGCTTACGGTTTTACTTGAAGATGTTAGGTTGCGAAATGCCCAAATGAGTGGGTTAGCGCGGAACATTGGAGAGTGGAACAGCACAATCAATGGCTACGGTGATAAGAAGTTCAAGTACAAGATTCTTATCATCGACGAGCTGGCGGATGTGCTAGATCAGGATAACGCATTCTTAGCACAGATCGAGCGTAAAATGCGTCCACCGTCAATACACTCACTCTTGAAAACCATTGCACAAATCTCTAGGGCTGCTGGAGTACATTTAATTCTTGCTACTCAACGGCCTTCAGTCAAGGTAATCTCTGGGGATATTAAAGCAAACTTTCCTGCTAGAGTATCCTTCAAGTTGCCAAGCTCGATGGATTCTCGCGTTATTCTTGACGAAACCGGCGCCGAGAATCTACTCGGTATGGGAGATTACTTGTACAAGATAGCAGGTTCCGATACCGTCAAGCGAGCGCACAGCGCGTTCGTATCAATCAACGATATTGCTAACATTCTCACACAGAATGAGAACATAAGGAGACAGTATGCCTCAATCTAAGCAAGAAGCAGAATCTCTGATGGAGCAGCAGCACTGCGGAGGAGATTACATCTCTCCTCAAGATGCAGGACTAGTTGATCCTGATGAAGAGCAGGATGACGACCCCTATTGGTATGAGCACGTTGCTGATCTTTGTGCTTGCTGTGCTCATATGAGAGAATCCCATGTTAACTATGATGAAGACTGTAGCGAAGCTAACTGCGACTGTCTTCATTTCAAGGAGCCAGAATGAAATACTACTACGATCGCTACTGGGGCACTTTCTTCAGGCGCTCTGTTGAAGCAGGTACTGGACCTGTTACGCTTGACAACTCTGTAAGGCCAACAGACTTAGAACTCATTGGCTTTGGCTACAGCGGCAATGCAGCGTATCTCAACGACATCCACTCTCAGAATCTTCAAGACAAAGGTCCGCTTCCAGCAGGAACATACACCTTCTCTGGCCCATTTGACGATCCTAAGCGCGGTCCACAGTGTTGGCGGCTTAATCCTGCACCAACGAACCGCATGTTTGGTCGGTGTGCGTTTATGAACCACGGTGACACATCCGATATGTCTCACAATGCCTCAGACGGTTGTATCATAAGTCCGCACTGGGTAAGAAGTCTGTGGACTGATGGTGATACGTTGGAGGTGCTGTAAGAGCGCTCACACTAGCTCACTCGGTAGGCCCGCTTCGACCTAAGGGCGGGCCTTCCATTTTCGGGATTTGGGCTAAGTCGTTGAAAACAAAGGTGCATACGGCCATTTTTCGCCCCTTGACTGCGAGCATACAGGCGAGTATCATGGGTACATGACCACCCGAACCGGACCGACCGTAGCGATGACCGCCCGCATATTCGTAGCACAAAACGAGGCGCTTAAAGTAGATTATCCGCAACTTAGCAAGAGCGCCTTAATGCGTGTCCTGTTACACTTATTCTTATCTAAACAACTACCTACAAATGTCTACCCTCTAGCTCTAGAGGAAATGGCTAGGGCCGAGCAGGCTCTAAAGAGCAATAAGATCAAACAAGTTTCTGCAACATAAGCACACAAGGAGAATAGCATGGCAGAGCACGATGATTTCGTGATTGGTGATCTAGCTGATACAGAAGGTGAAGAAGATGCTAGAGATGCCGAAGCAGAATCTCCGGCGGAAGAAATCTTTGCGCCGACGGATGAGCCGGAAGAAATCACAGCAGAAGAAGCCTCACACACGGATATTCCGGCAGAGCCAACAGAAGTTGAAGACTCCCATTTAACAGCGACAGTATGTGATGTGTGTCTTGAGCTAAACCTCACCCATCCAACGTCAGTTATAACCTGTGCTCGGTGTGGCCAACCGTTTTGTTTTCACTTTGCTTCTACGATTGATGCACAGTATTGTGTGAATTGTCTGAGTGATATTTCGGTGTCTAAGAGTGTTGTTACTAAAACTTATGAGCACAAAAATGACCAGGGTGACATAGTGTTTTATCGGCGCAGAGCCAGAGAAATACAGATTAGCGGTCTGGATTGGCTCTTTGCACAGCGTAAGATCAACGAACTTTCAGATCTTGAGCTTGATTTGAGTATTGAGTATCATCGAAATATCCTATCGCTGATGTGTACTGAGCAAGAGCAACGTCGCACAGCTAAGATGCACAGGTACGCTGGTGTGAAGATTCACTTAACACCTTCAGTGACAGATGTGAATCATACTACTACGACAACGGTGAAGAAAACCCGTACAGTGTCAAAGACCAAAGCGCAAGAACAAATAGCGGCGCTGCTCAAGAATATGGCCGCTAAAGGAATGACGATGGATAAGATAGCTGCGATGCTGAAGAAAGCGTAGGAGATACAGTGAAAAATTTACCAGGTGTAAACGTGATTAATTCTGAGTTGAAAAAGAACGCAGAAGAATCTCTTAAACTTCTCGGCGACGATCTAGTGAACCATCCTTCACACTATACCTTTGGTGATTTTGAGGTTATAGATGTGTTACAGGATTGGTTTCCAACGAGTCCACTGCTTTGGCAGGTTGTAAAGTATGTTGCTAGAGCACAGCACAAAGGTAATATGCTGCAAGACTTGAAGAAGGCTCAGTTTTATCTCAGCAAGCAAATTGCAGAATTGGAGAAGTAGATGAAACCCTCCGGTCAGTTGATTGAGTTTCTTAATCGTACACCGTTGCCGTGGGTACGCTACGATGAGGCCAAGCAGAAGTTGATTGTCGTCATAGATAACCACATGTTAAGCACTTATAGAAATTGTGCTCAACATTTCTTTTACTCCAACGTCCAAGGTTATCAAAAGAAATCCGGCGTCAAAGAAGGAGAAAAAGAACGTGCGTGGTACTTGGATTTTGGTGTTCTACTTCACAAGATGCTGGAGATGTACTATCAGGAGTTTAAGAATCTTGACTTTGATGTTACTAAGTGGGCTTCTGTCCGTGCTATGGCCGAATGGCAAGAAATGAACATGGATGCACACTCAGAACATAAGGAGTTTAAGGTTATCGGCGGCGTATTCGGTTTCGCTGGCTTGTTAATGCAGTATGCGTCTGTAATGTCGCCGTTGAATGAGAAGATCAGAGTTCTTGGCACAGAAGTCTCATTCGGTAGAAACGGTGAAGTTCCCTTATTCATTGGCGAGGATATTGAAATTTACCTTGCCGGTAGAATGGATCTGATCGTAGACGATGGCTATTTCATCTGTCCTATGGATCATAAGACAATGGGAGCCTTTCGCGGCGATCCTGGGATGCAGTTTGAGACAGAGGAAGGTCCGACAGGCTATATCTATGCACTCTCAAAGATTCTTCCTCAGTTTGTACCAGAGGATCAGCTCTTGAAACGTGATTGCTCGAAGATTCTGATGAACTTGATTCAGAAGAAGCCAGCTTCCACGCCGCAAGAACGGTTTAAGCGTGTACCGATTAGGAAGACAACAGAGCAGCTCGAAGCCTATCGTTATAGGATGCTTGCAACTGTACAGCATCTAATTCTCGATACAGAGAGTTTTGCAGCTAGTTCTCCTCTTTGGCGCAACACAACAGCTTGCACAAACTGGCACATGACAACGTGTGCGTTCAGAGATGTATGCAGACAGAGTTCTAGAGAAGCGGAACAAGCTACTCTCAACAATGGTTTCCTTAAGCTACCGATATGGGATACGGAAGCTGTTCAACCTACAACATTTTAACAAGCAGGAGAAGGAGTAGCACATGGCAACAACGAAAACGTACGAACCTGTAACAAGTCTGCCGAATTTGCAGATTACTAAGTGCCAGCAGATGCTTGCAAATCATATGCAATGCTGGCGAGCAGGTGATTTTCTTGTCACAATTACTACTGACACGCCAACAGACGAGAATCCGGCAGCACAAACAGTCACGCAGTATCAGAAGTGTCGTGCTCATGCTTCCAGTGAGATGACACAAGATGCACAGATAACTGCGGATGAGGCGGCTCTGGCAGCAGCGCAAGCTGTTGTAGTGGCAGATACCGGATCTGTAGCAACCGTAAAGAAGTAACTACCAAAGGAGCAGGAATCCAATGGCAAAGTGGTATGTTGTAGGAAAAGGTGTTTGTGGTGTGGGCGCAAGAGCTGGCAATAACGCAAAATCAAAACGTCGTGGACCATTTGACACCAAAGAAGAAGCCGAGCTTTTCCTAGCTGAGCAAAAAGCTACCTTTGAGCATGATGGTACAAGGTTCTCGGCTCACGTGGAAGAAGGAGAAGCATAATGGCAACAACACTAAACGTGTTTACGAATATGACAGGAGTACGCTCTGAGGATGTACACGCCACAGAGCGTCTCAAGATTGCAATTATGGGAGTACCGAAGAGTGGGAAGAGTTGGCTTGCTGCTACGGCGCCGGGACCGATCAGATATTATGACTTTGATGATCGTGCTGAGTCGCTGGAAGGTAAACCTGATTTGTTTATTCTTTCTAAACCAACAATGCTTATGATTGAGTCAGATCTTTCAGTAATGAAAGCAAATAAGGCTAAAGGTCTAGCTCTTCCAACAACTGTTGTATTTGATTCTGTTACATTCATGGTAAAAGCTCTCGAAGACGAGATTCGCAGACAAGCTCCTACGCTTTTCAAGGGTATTAGAGTAGGTAATTCTACTACTGTATACAAAGGAAAAGACTGGGACGTTGTGGTAGGAGTACAAAGGTACTGCGAATATCTTATCGGTGAGCTTGTACCACTTGGAGTGAACATAATCTTTGTTTTCCACGAACGTGATGAAAAGGATAACGCTGAGTCTACTAAGGATGAAACCAAATACACTGGAAAGGTAGTGGTTAGTCCTCAGTATCTTCAAAATATTCTCAGTCTTTTCAATGAAGTTTACCGTATTCAGGTTGACGGTAAGC